CACGTGACAAGCTGGCCCATGGCCTTCGACATATCATCACACTGAAGGACTTTCGGCACGTGGCGCAACACACAGCCCCCAACCTGCAACAGCTCCGAGATAACATCAACGGCTGTGAGCCCAAGTGCGTCGTTACCCTCTTCGACATCGTGACTTATATGACGGACCTTCGCGAATTCGCCGGTCTTGATATCGTAGTCACGTTGCCGATGTATACCAGTCTTTCCGGGGAGTTCAAGGAGAGCTGCTATCACTTTGAGGGTTTAGGGCCTAGTGGCTTTGCTGAGTACTTTGAACAGATCGGGGCTGACGCCACGTCGGGTGTCTTCCACAAACAACATTCGTGGGATTTTGGTGATAATGACGTGGCTTATATTCCCAGACAAGATGGTTCGGGCTTTGGCATTTACGACGTGGTCAAACACGTACGCCCAACCATTAATAGGCAAGTGGTCATGCTGTGCATAAACACTTGGGTAAACATCCCGTTTCCAGTAGCGGAGCGTCTTGTGTTCGCCGCCCACGGGGTACGCCTGAGTGCAATGTTCAGTGAGCCCGCGCCCTGCCGCAATGTTGCGGTGGTGAACGGTTATTCTGGGCATCCCATTGCCATCATGAACACCGTGAAAGGGCACGAGCGTATTGTCTATACACGCTACCTAAACGAGACCTCACCTAAAGGCACCGCGATGGTTCTGCCAACCGTTTTGCGGCACCTTGAACACCTCCATGCCAATGGGGGCCGCACGGTGGGGCTCAGCTCACGTGAGCACTTGTGCCGCCTGCAATATGCAATGGGACCAATGTTCCCAGGCGGCAAGGCCGACCCCCATGACTACACGAGCCTGCTAGAGATACTTCGTGTTGTCGGTGTCCCCGAGAACCTGCCAAACGCCGTTTACTATAACACAGAGGATAGGCCCAATGCGGTCTACTTCGATCCTGACAGGTACGAGGAGGAGAACCCAGGGGAACCGGTCCCGACGGAAAACCGTACGGCCACGGCCGTGCAGCAAGTACCCAGTATCGTACAACACGGGAACCAATACGGTACCCTCGCCGGCGATGACGCCGCCCTCAAGAAGGCGGTTGAAGCACACCTAGGCGCGGGTAATACCGTGGAGCCCGGACCGCATATCCGCTCACTCTTTACATTTGCCACTGAATATTTCCTGAAGAGTATGTCGGAGCATAGCGGTGTCCCCCCGGGCAGCCTGCATATCGTTCCCCGGGAAGCGGTGCTGGAGAAACGCACGCGCGCAACACAGCGCAATAACGAGAAAACCCACGGGCTTGGACCGAGTGGGGTGGAAGAACTTGGGCGTGGCTTCGTCAAGAAGGGCGAGCACGCCAAGGTGAAAGAGTCCCCACGAATGGTGAATGCCATGGAGCACGGCTTATCGATTGACTCTGGCCGACTCGGCCAGACGCTGGACATCCTGCTCAAGCGGGACCAGGGGTCACATGGCGTCGATTGGTATTGCCCGGGCAAGAATCCTTCTGAGCTTGCGGAGGCCCTTCAGCGGCAGTACGCACATAGCGATAGGATGCGGCGAGATTTTAACGGGTGCCGCATACCTCAGGTTGATTACAAGAATGCTGATGATTCTCACACCAAAGACTCCTACCAGCTCCTGGAAGACCTGATCCGCTATTTCTTTTCCGTCGTCTTCAGCGCCGACTTGGCTACGGACGAACACCCCAAGGGGATGAGGCACGTCGATTGGGGCATCATGGTCCTAAAGGCGTGTTTCAATATCCGTATCCAGGTTGGCCCTCAAGTCAAAAGCACGAAATGGAAGAATCCTAGTGGCACCGGCATCACTACGCATTTGAATTCCATTAAGTTCGCCTTTCGCGCTTACCTCACCGTCCTCATCGCTTTATTCTTCCAACAGATGACTGGGGACGATGGGAACATTCAGGGTTTGCCCGTCACTACTGAGGGCAAGTCCGACCCCGTGGCAGGGGGTAGAGCAGACTGTTTGACCAAGGCAGTTTGG